TCAGTGGCTGAGGCAATAAGTGCGGTTATTCCAGAATTAACTACAGGTTTAATGGAGATCTTTACAGAGTACAGTGGTAACAGCAACGCCGCCGATAAATACAATGTTTCAATGTACAATACCAAGATGCTGGACGCTATAACGCACTTGACTCACCCTGGTAACATTGAAGGGTATAGTAGGTCGTGCCATGGTTCGTTGCCTGTCAAAGGTTATAAATCAAAAACGCAAAGAATAGTACTGGAAGACATAAATTCCAGCGCACCGCGATTGGTTGATAAGTATGAGGAGGAACTATTCTCAAATATATTTGAAGGTTTTATACCACCAGATTCAAAAGGAATGTTTGATAATATGTGGGCTTTATCGAACTCACGTTCCGGTGGTGCAGATAGAGTTGGCTTTAAGGTTTCACCCCAAATAATTCTAGATTCAGATCTAGCTGGGCAATTCGATGAAGGTTTTGTGTCTAATCGAAAAGATGTGATGCACTTCACTGCAGCATTCATCATGAATGAAACATCAATGATGACGAGAGCTACACCAGAGAGCCCATTCCCCTTGGGATTACGATCTGTGGCAGCGCGCGTGCTGCGTTACATTTATAACTTGCCAATCACGCAACAGATTATAATGCGTCCTATTTATAAGCACATAAAAGACTTTATGGCTCACTCTGAGAGTGGATACGCTATTGAGCAAAAGATTGGTGTAGCTGTGGCGGACATGTCGAATGAAATCAATACATCAATATCATTAATACATGATCCATCCACGGTGTGCCTAGCCCATGATGCTAGCGCTCTAGATCAACATATCGGGTCGCGTCATCGAGAAATATGGCGTAAGGTAATGTCAGACGTACTATCAGATTTTGAGAGTGATTCGTTGTCGCAAATATTGAACTCTGATGTAAAGTATCGCGAGCTAGTTGATAATGTGCTATCTTCCTGGGACGATGCATATTTTGAATTCGCTGTTCCTCAAGCGCCATCACAGTTTCTACATGCGGATACACAACCATCAGGAGCGATAACAACTGGTTCAGATAACACCATTACCACTATGGCAATGCTGAACATGATTGAAGCCGAAACTGGAGATAAACCACTAGCAAAGCAAGTGTGGGGTGATGATTGCTACTTTGCAATGCAACTACGGTCTGATGATGACATAATTACAAAAATTAAGCAGCATGAAGACTTAGCCACAGGGGCGGGTCAGGTGTTAGGTACTATTAAAGATTCAACAAGTGGACGTGTCGTACACTTTCTTCAAAAACTATTCATAGGTGGACAAGTTGTCTCTCGTAGAATGGCATATGATCACGAAAACGCACAAAACCACGAACGTCTCCCAGGTTTGATTGGTGAATACCTCGATAAAAGTCGCGATCTCGCAATGCGAGGTGGAAACCTCGTCTTACTAAATATGCTTCAATTGATGACCGTGATAAATGGTTCACGCTCAACTGTTTTTGGAAGACAGGCCGTTACATCTTTTGAAAGCATTGCCGCGCCAGGTGGAACAACTAACAGATTGCTATTTGGCTACGGTCAACCAAATTCAAAACTCTACCTTGAACTAAACTTCCCAAGAATGTATGGTGATACAACAGGGATGTACGTAGATTCTAAAGCCGTACTAGATACGCCTAAAGAAATCGGTAAGCGGGTAATTGATAAACTGTCAGACGAAAAGGCATCAGTGCGGATGCAATTGGGTGGTATGGAGATAAAGCGTCCAGATGGCCAGGATTACACAATGGATGAGCTACAACACACTGCATCTGAACGACTACTAAAGAGTGATAGGCGCAGGCGAATGGGGCTTAATGAGAAGACTCGCATTGCATTAACCGATGCCGACGTCATGGATCATGACTACGAAAGAGC